CAGCTAGTGCGGGTCGGATAATGTCAGTCCAAATCTTTGGGTTTTGGTCGCCAATCTCGTCAAGAATCACCCCGTCAAAGTATTGACCCCGTAGCGCCTCTGGATTGTCTGAGCCGTAAAGCTGGATTCGCCTTCCCCAGAAGTCAACCCTCAATTCAGAGATGTTCTGAGTCCCACCCAAAGGAGTGGAATACTTAACCAGATAGTCCCAAGCCACCCTCTTTGCTTGTCCGTAGGTCGGAGCGATATAGGCGTAGCGAGGCGCTTCCTTTTGGTTCAGGACAGCATCCTTAATGATGTGGTTAATCGCAGAGACAGTCTTGCCCATCCTTCGATGCGCCACCACGACTGTAAACCGCTTACTGTCGATTAGGTCGTGGATTTTTGCTTGTTGGTCTCTTGGGGCGTAAGGAATGACTATTTCGCCCATGAAACTTTCAACTCGATGGGTTTGTCAGAGTCACCAGTATGCTCAGTCCTTGATAGCTTCGGAGCCGCATACTCGGCAAGTTTTGCCATCAAGTCCAATGCTCGATAAGGGTCGGGCTTGCGGTCAACAGTCGGGTCTCCGTCTGCAACCGATTTAAGCCATTTCTCGACATTTTCCGAGTTGTTGGATAGCAGAGCACTAATGGTCTCTCTAAACTCGGTTGTGGCCTTATTAGGCTTACCCTTGGGTCTTCCTCTGCCCCTATTAGTTAGGTTTGCGGAATTTCCACTCTCTATTTTTTTCATTTTTACCAATTCCTCTCGGCTCGTTGGTGTTTACTATTTTCTTACCACTTAACCTTATTCGCCCAATAAGCAGCACTCATCTTGCCTTTGGCGATGTTCTCGGCATGACGAGCCTTAAACGCTTCGTTTCTCTTTGAGCCGTCTGGACTGCCTTTAACACCCTGCTGACCAAAACGAATCAGTTTCACCTCGTCACCGCTTTTCGCAAGAACCGCATGGCTCTTGGTTGGGTGGTTAGGTGTTCTCTTGGGTTTGTTGTAACCAGAGAATGATTCGTTTCCTCGCTTCATGCTAGTTTCTCAACAGGGATAAAGACATTATCAGACCACACTCTCTCAGCGAAAAAGTAGCCCATTCGTTGAATCATTATAGCGATTTCAGCGTCATTCATACCATTTTTGGCTAGTTTCTTCTGCTCAATAATGATAATCGGGCGGCTACGCATAATCGTATTTCTTGCCCCTCTGAGTGCGTTTTCCTCAAACCCTTCCACATCCAACTGGATTAAATCAGGGCTGAGATTCAAGCTGTCAATGGTCATCATCGGGATGCCTTCTTCAGCTTCCTCAATCTGAAGCGCACCATAATTCTTATCCCCGTCACCATCCACAGACTTACAGAAACCCTCTTTGTCAGAGAGTCCAGCTTTGTAAATCTTCACATTTGGTTCGTTGACATTCCTCTGAAAGCACTCAAAGTTAATGTCGTTTGGCTCAAAAGTTACCACTTCTTTGAAAAGTTGGGCGTAGATTTTCGACCAAACACCACAGTTTCCACCAGCATGAAGGACTAAATTGCGCTCTGGAACCCACTTCACCAAGTCAGGAATGGCGGCTATCTCAATAGGAATCCACTTCCAAGCCTCAATATCGTCTTTAGGCCACCACCAACCATCACGCTGTTCTATGCTTTCCATTCTTCTGCCCTTTCATAACCTTTAGTTGAACCCCAAAATTGGGTAGCGAAACAATGCCCATTTCCCTCATATCTGTAACCAGAAAAATGATCTCTGGTGAAATAGTGGGAAGGGTAGATTGTCAGGGGATATTCGGTCTCGTGATAGACCTCAGTTATGTGCATCGGCCCTGTCTCAATCCATGCCCTATCTTTTAGGATTTCTTTCTTTCTGAGGCGCTCAATACACTCACCAAAGAACGGATTTTCAGGAACAGACCCCATTACGCTGACATTTATTAGGCCAGGCCTTCGGGTTTCCTGCTCCCAATGGGCAAAAGCATCAGGCTTTAGTAACCAATCTTCTAAAGGAGAAAGGCAGACAGAATCAGCGTCTAGCGTGATTCCACCTTCGTTATATAGGATTTCATACCGCATCAAGTCAGCCACTCCGCAGAGTTCTCGGCTTTCCTGAATGTGTTTGGCATTGAACCACTTATTCCCTCTGAGGGCATCGTTCCCCCAAATCTTGATCTCGTAGTCAGGATTGAGGGTTTTCCAAGTGTTTATGCAATGGTCTGGGCGCTTGGTTTCGTCACCAATCCAGACAAAGTGAAGTTTTTTAGAAATCACTTTTTGGCGGTTTTTGCAGCTTCTTTGAAGGCTTTAGCCGTGGGAGCGCCTTTTGTGCCAGGCTTTCTCATCCGTTCAGGTGTCTTACCTGCGGCTTTCTGTTTCTCAATACGCTCACGCTTTGCAGCGATGTTGGCATAGAGACCCTTCATTTTTTAGCCTTGTTCTTTGCTGTGCGCTGACCACGCATCGGCATCTTAGCCTCTGACATGGCGATGGCGATGGCTTGTTTGGGATTGCTTACTTTCTGACCTGAAGATGATTTCAGTTTGCCAGACTTGTATTCGCCCATGACTTTGCCGATTTTCTTTTGAGATTTACTCATCATCATATTACTCTCCAGATATTTGGTCGGAAATTACCTAAGTATTCTACTTTTCGTTAACCTCGCTGCAGGCAAGTAGAAAAGTGAGTCATCAGGTCTTTGGTTCAACTTGTTTTTTCCGATGCTGTTACAGCTTCCAAGATTAGCGTAGAGCGACTACGCACCATTTTTAATCTTCCTCGGCCTCTGACATTACAGGGGCTTTTTCCCAACGGCGGCACACACGAAGGGAGTGACAAATAAATTCCAGCTTATGGCAATAACCACGACCACCACCATCAGCGTCAAACTCGTCTTGAGGCACGACTTCCATCGCCTCTAGAGTGTCGGGTTGGTCATCAAAATATTCGCAGTTAGCGCACAGGCGGCGCTTGGCTTGGTCAGGGGAAATGCGCCATACATTTGCCAAACCACGCCAGAATTCTGAGTTTGGAGCGTCAACCTTGACAGGGCCGAGCATTTGTGTCTCGACCAATGTGTCACGGGTTTTCTTGTTTGATTCGGTAGTCAGACCTTCGATAACGGGCTTTTCTGCCTCGATTTCTTCAATCTCGATTTTAATTTCGGCAGCAGGCGCTAAAAGTCCACTCATATAAGCCTTTCAGGGTTTTATCCCATTCTACAAAAAAAGAGGCAGTCCGTAAACCGCCAAAGTTGGCAACTGCTCAGATTCCCAACGCTTAAATTTTAACCTCATCAGGCCACAAATCAAGCTCTATCAATCTCTCAATCGTCTTTCTGTGGGCTTTTTCCCACATATCTATTCGTTCCTCTTTTGTGAGTTTTGAACCTTGGTCAAGAATAAAGTGGCATCGGATACACAAAGCCGCTGTATATTCATCGCTTGCCTTCACGCCTCGGCCTTTACCATGTATCAAACGATTAGAGTGAGCCGCTTGGGTTGAGCCTTCTAGTCCGCAATGCTGACAAGCCAAAGACGCAACATTCTTCAAATGCTTCTTTGAACGGAAATATTTGAACTTAGGTATCATTTTTTACCCAAATAGATAAAGATTGAGCCGTATCACCAAAAGGGAGTTGTGCGATTTTCTGAGAAATGCGCTCTCTTTCTTTTTCTGCTACCAGTTTGGCAAAGTCTTTAACTTCTTGATGACACATAAAGCCAGCCTCAAGTAAAAAACCTAGTCCAGACTGTTTAACCATCTCAATGATTTCTTGCTGTGTCATGTGTTTCCTCTTGCTCGGATTGCTTTAGATGTTTTTACTAACTGAGTCATTGCGCCCTGAATAAAACACTTTGCAATGTGTTCATCATCTTCAAGTTCATTTATGGCCTCTTGGTTTTGTAGGATTGCCAAGTCACACATATTTGCACACGCCTCACGCTCTTTAGCTGCTATCAGTTTGGCGAAGGCTTCTAGTTGTGACTGATAAGGTTCTTGTCCAGCAACCCAAACATCAGCTTCTTTAGCCAGTTCAATAACTTCATCTTTTTTCATAAACCACCCCAAAAGTTAGATTTGTAGTCTTTCCACCTAATTCCACGCTTTATCTCCCACACGACCCGTTTAGAGACCCCATAGCGCTCTGCAAGTGCTTTCTGGGTGTCAGGGCTTAACCGAATTAAATTAGCCTTCTCTACGCTCAATTTACCCCGTTTACGGCTGCTTTCTGAAATCTTTGCCGCCCTCACAGGATTTGAGGCATAAGACTTGTCCATTTTCTCGGCTAAGACCTTGCGACTCACCGCCCTCATGTGTCCTTCAGCCAAGCAGAGTTTGTTTTTGCAGATTGTGGTGTAAACATCGCCTTTGCGCTTTGATTTTCCGTAGTGAAGCCCGATAACTGTTCTGACATTCCAAGTCTTTTGCGAAAACCGAATGGTTGGATAGCCGTTGTGGTTCAGGGTGGATTTCCAAATCAGGCAGTCTCCATCTTCCTCAGTTCTACTTAACAGGCGCTGAAGTGAGGGCATTAATCGCCCTGTTGAGGGTTTGGGGTGGGATTCTTGTCCATTGTTCTTGGCAGATTTCGAGGGCGTTGTCGATTGTGATTGTGTACTCTCGTTGCCACTTGAATCCTGATTCTGAGCATCGTAAAAGAATGTGTCCTGCACTTTTTAGCTTTCTGTATTCAACTGAGTCTGTCTGCTTGAGTTCTTCTAAACAAGTCATCATTGCATAGACGGGAAGGGAAGTAGCGACCATTTCGCTTGAGGCATCTTCACCATCGTCTAAAAGGAATATTGAGATTCTGTGGCTTGTTATTGATTCTTTGAGTTTCTGCTTGGCAATCGCTCTGGCAATCGGATTCATGCCAGTATTGCGATTTACTTTCGTGACAAACTTCATTTGTATTTTTCAATGTGCTTGATGAGAATTTCTGTTGCGGCAGCTAAGATTTTGAAAATCAAAACAAACAAAGCACCGAAAATGAAATATTGAATATCGCTCATGTTTTCTCCGTAAAAGTTATTCCGTTGTTTGCACCCCAAGAATACAGCCATTCAACAAACTCGCTTGCTTGTTCTTTTGTGAAGTTTCTGGTTTGAAAGCCAAGCTGAATGATTCCTGTGCCATCAAGGTTTGGAATGATTGGAGAGTTTTTAAATCCTGTTTCATGCAAGAATTTATCAACCAATAAGCGTTTCCAATCCTCTGCATCCCACTTAGCGCCTAAGTGTTGTGCTTGCTTTGCAATCTCACCAATCATTGCGTGATACTTTTCTTCCTGCTCACGGCTTTTGTTGATAGGCTTAATCTCAAGCGATAGCTGTTTACCGCCCTTGATAGCTTCTTTGACTTTAGGCCAAAGAGACTGCATCAGAGATGTTGCTTGTTCTGGTGTTCTTAATTCGTATCTCACTTGACCACTCCAATCATTCGTAAAGCTGCTTCAGGGCCATCAATGCGGCAGAGAGTTCCACCGCACCACTTCTCAAAAAACTCTGTCTGTAATTTTGTCAGTTTTTTCTTTGAATCTGTCTTAACCTCAACTAAAAAAGTCTTGTTGTTGTATCCAACCAACAAATCCACAGGCAATCCGATAATCCACACATAAGCGCCAGCCGCCCTCAAAGCAGAAACAATCTGGTCTTGATTTTGGTCTACACGCTTTGCGTATCTCATAAGTGCCGCCAATAAATTCCACGAATAGCTTTTTGCATAGTGTCTTTACAAACACCATATTCATTCGCAAGCATTTTGTAAGTTACAACTCTAGGCTTGTATTTTTTTCTAGCCTCAACAACCTGACTTTCAGTCAATAAAGATTGACCATTTTCTTCGCCTTTAGCTTGACGATTTTTTTTGTATTTGTCTGCCTGATTATCTGCGTGTGTTCCGATGACAAGATGTTTTGGATTGCAACAAGCAGGGTTGTCGCAAATGTGCATTGCAACATATCCATCTATGTTTTTTCCAGTTTTTAATTGATACGCATAACGATGCGCCATAGCATTGAAATTTCCAACACGATAACGACCATATCCCCACTTGTTCACTTTACGCAACCAAGGCCAACACTCATCATCGGATTTAATGTCAATGAAAGACCAAAAATCAGGTTTGTTTTTCATATCTAAAAGTTGATGCAACATTTGTGTCAACTATAACATATTTGCGTCTACCCTAGCGGCGTATCTCATTGACAAACCTCACAGTTTATTTTTTGGCAGACTCCGAGTTCATCACAAGTTCTTTTTTTAACTTGTTCATGCGCTGCCTCAAATCCAAAGTAGCGGACTCGCCTCTGATTCTCCGCAAGTCCTCTAATACGCCCATCCACCATGCAAGCGCTTTTTTTGAGCCTAGAGTCGATTTCTTCTGTGCGTAGCGGTTCAGCCATTCTTTTGCTTCGCAGTTTTTCAGGTTTTCTAAATCCCCATTGTTTTTCGAGTTCATTCATCGTCAGCCTCTGTTAAAACCATTCCATAATTGTTTATCTTTGGCATATTTTCCGTATCAACTATTTTTATCAATCTGTTGTTTTTGAATGGAGCATAGTTAACATGATGATGCCAGCGATTGAATTTAAAAACGACTTTAGCAACATCTGGATGTAAGTCAGCAAGCATCTTACTTTTAGGTAAAGTTCCTTCTTCATCATAGAAGTCTGCACTATTTCCACCACGCATCCTTTGTGTTGTTATCTTCCCACAAAGAAAAGCGTTAAATTGAATTGTGCATAGACCATCTTTAAGAACTCGCAAACTCAAGTCTGTATCTTCGTTGTATCTCGCTCTCCAGCGATAACCAGAAGAATTATCAATCAACAAACAAGAGTAGATTCTTGTGTTCAAAATGTAAGGTGGCACTCTATCTGTTTTTTTGCAAAATGAATAGTAATTCAAACCAGACACAGGCACATTTGAGTAACGAGAAACAAAGTCCTCTGCCGCTCTCAAAGTTGCTCCAGTTCTGACCTCAAACTTTTCGTTGCGGTTCATGTAATGGAAAGCATCAATGTTGTCATCCATTACCCAATGACGAGCAAAACCATTTGATGCGCTGTGGTCGATGCAGAAGTTCCGAGCGGGGCCAGGCCCCGTGCTCTTGCTGAAACCAAAATCGTCACAAAGTTCGTATTCTTCTTTGTATTTCGTAGGAAGCACGATTAGCTCACCAAAGCACCGACCATTTCTGTACGCCTCAAGCTCTTGTTCTTCAACAACGATGTAATGCGGTACACCCATTTCGTGCAAAGCTCTTGTGGTCAACCCGTTGTCGCTTCTGCCCTTGGAAACAATGTAGACAGGAAAGTTAGGAAGCATCTTTGTAAACCTTTCTTTCCAATCCCCAATGAGATTTAAAAGGATGCCAAATGCTCTTGGTCTTGACAGTTAAATTTTGACCAATCAAAGTTTGAAAGTCTTTGTAATCCTGCTCTGTCTCAAACCTGACGATAAGTTCCTTAAAAGGCGCTTTCTTTTCTTGAACGAACTCAGGCATCCCAACCCACTCAGGATATTCATCAAATAGGTCATTCATGCTCGACCCCTTAAAAGTTCAGCAATCTTGGCCTGAACCTCAGAGTTTGGTTTAACAGCCTTCTTTGCATCTTCCTCAATCTTGCGTAGGGCAGCGTCATGGTTGGCAGGGGTTGGGGTAGTCTGGTGGATAACATCCTGCGGTTTCACAAAACCTTGTTTTTGGCTTCTGACCCAATTTCGCCAAGTGGCTTCCCAATTCAGTTTCACTCCACCAGCACCAGGCTTTGCAATCCAGTAGTCATAAAACGATTCAGCTACCTTCGTGATGTTTAAGTCGGGTCTTTCAGCTCTTGCCCAAGCAGCCCAAGAATTTTCACAAATCCAATCTTTTGGCAAACGGGTTCCCCGTTGCGTCTTTATATGGTTATTGGTTATTGGTTCTTGGTTCTTGGTTGCTATTGGGGTCGCATTAGGGGGGCTATCGCCACCCTTTAACCACCTTTTAGCCGCCCCACGCTTACCATCATCAGATAGCTTACGATACTTTGCAATTTCCTCATCAGCCCTAGTATGAATGTATCCATTTTCTGTGGAAATAAAGAATTCATCTAGGACTGTCAAAACCTCTTGTTCGTGGTCTTTTAGACCGATTTGACGAGCAATATCACGCTGTCTAATAGGTTGTTCGTGCAGATAATAGTGGTCAAGCAAACGCCTGAACGCTAAATCTTCCATCGGTGAAAGATGGTGCGTGTGACTTTTGTAGTCACCAATATGGAACTGGTAAAAGTGCATTTAGCTCTCCGCAAACTCCCTGAGAGAAACAAGCGGCAGGGGGGGAGTTCCCTTTTCGGTTTGGAGATCAGGCCAAACCTAGCCGTGTTTCAAAAAATTATACCTCTTTCACAAAGATTCCGTCAGCCCCAAGATAACCCTTGCGGTCTTTGATTTCCTCATAAGCGCCTTTGAAGCACTCAACAAGGTCTAAATCCGCACAGGCGCAGCCCATAACTAAAGTCACCAGAATGTCTCCGTAGGCATCAGCCATAGCCGCCCTATCGCCAGATTTAATGGCCTCGATAAGCTCGTTGAGTTCTTCTTGGGTCTTTGTGGCTTGTGCCTCTGGGGTAGAGTTTTGCACGATTCCTCGCTTCTCTCCCCATTGCACAATTTTGATTTCAATGTCAGCGTAGCTCATCAGAAACAGCTCGTGGTACACATACTAGGGCCAGTACAAGTGGTCGTGCAAGTCATCATCTTGTTGCCGACCATATAGGTATGAGTTGAGATTTGAGCCTGTGCGACAAAAGAAGCCAAGGCTAGTGAGATTCCAATCAAAGTTTTCATAAAACACCTCTGTAAATACGCTCATCACCCATGAGCGAGGGATAGGCTAGAAAGTCATACGCACCAGGCCGCTGACAGGTTCTAGTCAATTCTCTACCATCGTAATCGCCGACAGTCGTGCCAGCTACGATTTTTCTCGTTGTCGCTATCTTTGGAGCATCAAGATTCTTCCGACCATGCTCTGTGATATGCCACATATCTTCGCCGTGTTGCGAAATTACAACAACGAGACCCTGTTGCGCCATTTCGTCTAGGTATCTCTGAAAGTGAACACCAAGCTGGCTGTTTCCTGAGTCTCCGTGAGTGAAAGACTTTGTGGATTTCGGGCCATAGGTCAGGCGTTTTAATAGGTCTTTGTGAGCGTTTCTAAGTTTCATTCAAACATTCCTTGGGATAGTGATTTTCTGCCAATGACTAAGTTTTTTGTTAACCAATTCCTCTCGCATCTACCCTGTGATTTCATCTTGAGTTCATAGGAAACAAGACAGTCCTCGCAGGGAGAAACATTCTCTCTCGCTTGTTTGGCGTAACCAACCCATTCTCTATAAGTTTTGTGGTCAGGAAAGCATTTTGGGAAGTACATAATTTATTGTGTATCAAAAAAGCGACAAAACTGTTTGGTTTTTACAACACACTAAAAATATTTTTGCAATGCGTTGTTTTTGTCTTATGATTTATTCATGCCCTCGCTGTGAGGGTCTTTTAAGGAGAAACCATGTTCGATATTCTTACCCTCACCCACCACGATTCCAGCGCTAAGTTCGTGTGTCACTTTGAACAGTACACAGGTAGCTTGTGGAATGTCTACATCAATTCTGAAGATTGCATTTACAACCTTCTCTCTGAAAGCGTCATCAAGGACTTTGAGCGCCAATACGCAAAGTATCAGAAAGATGATGCAATTCAGCGAGAGATTGATTACGCAATCGACACTCTCAATTTGAAGGCTCTTGATAATGTTTATCGCTAAAGGTTGGAGAAAACGCCGTGATAAAAACAATCGCCCTAATCCTGCTCCCGTTCGCTGTGACTCTTGCGTTCTTCTATCTCATCGGTTCATTCATCTCGGTTAGCTTTAACCCTGCTGAGTGGACAATGGAATGTCGCATTTTGACAACAGCAATCGGATTTATTTTTGGCTTTATGGTCACACATAAGCTGGAATCAAGTAATATCTAGTCATGCCTTCATCGAAGGTCTTTTAAGGAGTAACTTATGGAAATCAATGACACTACCCGCACTTTCCCACGCACACTCAATGAGGCGTTCCCTGCCACACTTGAGAATGGCGCAGCAATAGAAATCCCAAGCGGCACAATGCCTCTCGTTGAC